CAAGCCCTCCGTGCCCATGCCGGCGTACTGGCGCGTGCTCCGGTCGATGGAGCTGGGCGCGGTGACGGTGACGTTCACGGCGCCGGAGCCAGCCGCGTTGACCACCAGGTACGCCGTGAAGAAGACAATCTTCCCGAGCTTGAAGTACCAGCCCGTGCGGCTGGTCCAGGTGACCGTTCCCCCACCGGCCACGGTGGGTGTGTACGTCTGGAACGTCGTGGCGGTGACGGTGAGATTCCCGCCCACGGAGAAGTCCGTGTCGGTCGTCAGGCTGCCCACGCCCGACCGGTACAGCAGCGTGTCCACCGCGGCGGTGCCGTCGCCCCAGAACTGCTTCCCGCTGGTCTGGATGAACCAGCGGGCGACAGCGTCGCCGGTCACGCGGGTCTCGTACTGCGTGTCCGTGACGAGAGCCCTGGAGCCTCGCATGAGGCTCGTCAGGTTCGGGGTGCCCGACATCGTCAGGGCGCCCGAGAAGGTGGGCGTCCCTGTGAAGGTGCCCGCCAGGGCGGCGCCTGTCGAGATGCTCGGCGTGCCCGAGAGCACGACCGCGCCGGAGAACGTAGGCGCGCCGGTGTACGTGCCGGCGAAGGAGCCGCCGTTGGCGTACGTTGCGCTGTTGATGACCGGGGACGTGAGCGTCTTGTTGGTCAGCGTCTGCGCCTGCGTGGCGCCCACCAGGGCGCCCGTGACGCCGTGCACCGAGGCCGTGGCAGCCTCGTGCGTGCGGAAGTCCGTCGCGTCCACGCTGTTGTACACGTGCCGTACGACAGCCCCCAGGCTGTGGCTCTGAGCGCTCGTGCCACCGAAGGCGCGGACCACGGTCAGCGTGAGGCCGGCGGCCGAGGAGACGGAGACCAGCTCCTCCGTGCCGGCGCCGTAGTCCAGGGCGAGGATGTACGGGAAGGATGAGGGGAAGCCCGTGGTGGCGCCGACGTTGACCGCCGTGGCGCCCGAGCTGATCGAGCCCGTGAGGGTCGTCGGAAGGGCGAGGTTGGAGTAGAAGTAGCTGTTGGCCATGGCTCAGGACCCCTGGAACGTGGCGAAGTTCGGCAGTTCCGAGAACATGAGCGTCCGTTCCTCTTCGAGGCGCTCCGCGTACAGCGAGGCGTACATCTGCACCGCTCCGGAGATGTCCTTCACGGTGACCAGGGCGGCCCTCTCGGTCGCCTCGATGGCCTGTTGCTGGAGCCGGCCTCCCAAGAGGCCCGGCAGGAGCCGCTTGACGGCCCCGTAGACGACCAGGTCAGAGATGCGGCTGGCGAAGCCCGTGACGGTCGCGAAGTCGTCCGTACCGGACGCCAGGGCGGTCGGCTGCGTGGCGTACACGACACGGATGTTCTGGCCCGGGGTCACGCTGTCGAAGAGCTGGATGCTCTTCCCCGTGGGGAAGTCCGCGGTCGAGGCCCGCGGGTTGTAGCGCCAGTTGGGCATCGGGGCGCTGACCTTCTCCGGGCCGACCCACCGGCCCACCACGTACCAGACATCCTTCGCGTCCACCGGGAGCGGGTACTCGATCTGCGCCGCGTTGTACGCGAAGTCGGTCGTCGCGAAGACGACCAGGTGCGGGTAGAGGCCCGCAATCGCCTCGTTGATGGCCTCTTTGATGCGCAGCCGCGGGAACGCGGGCGCCGCAGTGATGAGCGTCCCCGTGGTGTGAGCGGCAGCAGTGCTGCCCTCGTAGCCACGGCCGGCCACGCCGCCCAGCACCGTGACGGTGCTGCTCTGCGAGTCCCACTTCTGGACCAGGACCAGCTCGTCGCCGATCTCCGCGAGACCGCGGGACAGGTTGTTGATGGTCTGCCCGTCGGCCTGGAAGGTGATGTCGGTCGGAGTCATGTCCACCGTCAGCACGGACATCGACTCCTGGGACAGGGAGAAGCCCAGCAGCTTCTGCCTGACCTGGGAGACGAGCTGGTCAAAGGTGGCCACGTCAGCGGCCGGCCAACGAGGTCTGGAAGGAGCAGACCGCAGGAGTGCCGGTGATGACCCAGGAGATCCGATACTGACCGCCCGCGCGCAGCATGGCGCCCGTGGTCATGCCCGCGCCCACGGAGAAGTGGGCGAGGCCCACGGCGCTCAGTGCCGCCGTGGAGGCGAGCGTCTGCCAGTTGCTGTTGCCGTCCATCTGCTGGAGCGAGACGACCACAGTCGGCGTGGTGCCGCCGGAGATGGCGGTCAGGTTGACCGTCACCCAGCAGGTGGCGGCGTTCTGGAGCCACTGCTGGGTCGTGGTGTTGCTCGTCACCAGACGGGAAGTGGTCGCCTCGGTGTACATGTCCGTGCTGATCTGAGCCACGGAATTGGCAGTGATCCGCCCCGAGGAGTCCATCTGGAGGATGTCGCCCTGGGAGTCCTCGATGGCTACGCGCATCTCGGGCATCAGATGGCCTCCGCCTTCATCGGCGAGGCCACGTTGAAGTCCCGGCCGAAGGCCATGCCGGTCTTGTCGGACGCCTTGACGGCCTCCGTGACCTTCTGCATGGTCGTTCCGTCGGGCTGTATGCCCTCCTTGCGGGCGTTGCGGTACGCGGACAGCTCCGCGTCCCAGCGCTTCTGCGTAGAGCCGTCCAGCCCCTTCGAGGGGCTTGCCAGGTAGGTCTTGACGGCCTTGTCGGAGAGACAGGCCGCGTAGCTGCTGTGGTCCTGGGTCTTACACCCAGTTGTGCAGCTCACTGCTGCGCCGGAGGGCTCTGGTAGCCCTCGGTCCGTATGGCCATGCCGGCCGTGGTGTTCTCCAGGATCTCGCCTTCGTCCTGGTTGACGAGCCGCATGTTGCCGCCCGGCCCTACCGGGCAGGGGCCCTCGTGGTCCATGTCGTCCATGTCGCCCTCACTGAGCGGTGAAGTTGGCTTCGGTGACGCCCACGCCGCCGGCGATGAGGGCGGCCTTGGTGGCGTCGTTCACCACGTACTCGTGGCCGCCCATGTACATCGCCGGCGCGGACGCCGCGATCTCGTCCTGAGTCGGGAAGCGGACCGCCCGGTAGGTGCCGGGCGGTCCCTCCAGGACCGTGATGCCGCGCGGCAGCTTGAGCCGCAGGAACAGTCCGTCGGTCCAGGTGACCGGCCCTTCGTCGGTCGTCGGACCCCGGAAGAGCCAGTCGGCCATCAGCTGGAGTCGATCGAGGACGACGTCTCGGCGCGGATGAGGGCTTCCTGGCGGTAGAGCTTCCAGCCGGCCATTCCGTACCAGCCCAGCGGGCGGAAACGGGCGAGCTTGTCCACGACGGGACCGGCGACGATGTGGAACTCGTCGGCCACGGCCTCGGCGAGGGCCTGCTGGCCCGCGTAGTACGTCTTGAACCGGCGCACGGTGTTGTCGCCGGTGCCGGCGTCCACCGCGTTGTAGCAGCGCGGGGTCTCGATGTAGTACGCGCCCTCGTAGGCGCCGATCTCGCCAGCCCAGATGTTGCCGACGGCCGAGTAGGCGTGCGGGTCACGCCAGCCGGCAGAGCCGGTCTCCGCCCGGAGGTCGTGGGAGACCTCGGGGTGGATGGCCGCCCAGTAGAGCGAACCCTTGCGGGGAACGGCCTTGTTGGTCCGCAGCTTGGCTGTGGCCAGCCGGGCGATGGCGCTGTTGAAGGTGTCGGTCGCGACCATGGTCGTGCCGACCGGAAGCGAGACCGTGCCGGTCGTGACGTACGAGACCGTGCCGGCCTTGCGCTGGATGACGTTGGTGCCCGAGCGCAGCTCGGTCTGCACGACGGAGTCGATCGACTCCGCGGCGTTGAACGCAACGATGTTCGCGATGGCCGGGTCCACGTCGGTCAGCGACGTGAGGAACAACTTCCGGGTGCGGAGCACCGGGTTGCCGTACTCGTTCAGCGTCAGCGTGACCGTGGTCGGGTTGCCCATGGCAACCGAGTCCGGGTCCGTGGTCTCGGTCAGAGGAGTGGTCGCTACCGCCAGATCGGCGTAGCGCTCCAGGACCATCGACGCGCCGGGCGCGGTGAGGTTGTGGGGCCGCTTGTCCGCGACAGCGCGGAAGAGGGGCTGCGAGCGGAGGGCGAATTCAAACGTCTTGTCGTAGGCGGTCTGCACCGCGTTCGACATGGCCGTGGAGTCGGTATATGCGTTTGCCATGGTGGCCTCTCACCCCTTCCGGGGTGCCGTAGGAACGGGGAAGAGGTCAGGAGATGGTGCCGGACCAGTCGTGCTGGGATCCGTTGGCGCGCATGAGTTCGGCGAACTGCTCGGGGTTGGCGGCCTTGAGGGCCGCGGCAAGCTCCCGATCCGTTCCCTGCGGAGGCGCCACGCCCTGCGTGCCGGCCTCCTGCATGCGCTGCATCGCTTCCTGACCGTCAGCCGGAACGACGGTGACCGGGATGCCCTGCTGGGCCTGCTCCTCGCCCTGCTCCTGCCCTTCGGCGGAGGTCTTGGCGAGAGCGGCACCGTGGGTACCCAGCCATTCGTCCAGCTTGTCGGGTGCGCCCGTGTACAGCTCCGCTGCACTGGAGGCGTAGCCCTTGGCCTTGAGCGCGTCCGCTACCTGGTTCCTGACCTGAGCCGCTTCCAGCGCTTCGTTCTTCGCCGTCAGCTCTTTTACCTGGTTGGAGAGTTTGTCCAGTCCTTCGCGGAACCACTTGGGGCCCTGCTGCTGGCTCTGCGTCTCGCTCAGGTCCGGCTCTTCGCCGGACTGGTCATAACCGAAGCCGTACTCGCTCATCCGCCACTCCCTATTCCTTCGCGGCCTACTCGCCCCCTGGGGAGGGGGGTCGTGCTCCGCTACCGGGCTTGACATGGGACGGGGCCGGTGGATCCGTCGAGGCCGGATGGTACATCTGCTAACAGATATGCGTGAGCGACGTTACCGCTGGCCTCCGCCTGCGGCGAGGCCCTGGCTCGAAGAGCCGCGCGAGCCGGCGAACATCGCCCGCTCCTGGGACTTGAGACTCCGTCCCTTCTCCGCGGCGCTGTCCTTGCCCAGGGTCGAGGCTGCGCCCGGGGTGAACACTTCCTGCTCCGCCTCCTGCTGGGACCACGAGGTCCCGAAGCGGTTGGCGATGCCCAGCATGTCTTCGAAGCCGGTGGCGATCTGTCCGTACGCCTGCTCGGCGTCCGCTCCCGTGATGCCGAGGGAGGCGTAACCCTCCAGGTCCAGGGTGCTGAGTCCGAAGCCCCTGCGCAGGGCCGCGGCGCCGATGGCGCTGGCCGCCGCTTGCTTCTTGAGGATGGGCTCCGCGAGCTTCCTGTCCAGGAAGTACGCCGCGAGGTCCTGCCCCTGGATCCCGTACATCTGGTACAGCGCGGCCCTGTAGTTCGGGTCCGTCTTGTCGACGGCCTCCATGGCCATGTCCACCCGGGATTTGATCTCGGTCGGCGACACGTCGCCTGCGATCCAGCTCCGGAAGTCGGCGGCGTTGTCGTAGAAACCCTTGGGCATGCCTGCGCTGTCGAGGATCTGGC